AGTCCCATGGCTCGGCAATCAATATCTTGTCGTCAAACTCTTTTGTTGCATGGAAGAATTCTGCGTTAGGGTTGAAGTTTCCGCCTTCGCGGCCAAGTACGTTTGCAAGGTCAAAGCGCATACCATCCACGCCAACTGTGCGCAGCCAGAAGCGCATGGACTTCAGTATTGTCGGCAGTGACTTGCGCACGTCAACAGTGTTACCGCAGCCAGTAACGTCCCAGTCGTAGTACTCAACGCCATGCATCTTGCAGTGGGTGTGGTTGTACACGACATCCAGAATCACCTTGATTCCAGCATCATGCAGGCGGCCAAGCATCTGCATGAATTGGAACAGCGTGCCGTACTTAGGATTGAGATCAAACCAGGAAACCGGGTCATAGCCCCAGTATGTGCCATGGCTATCAAATACAGGCATCAACTGCACGGCATCGACATTAAGGCTTTTTAGGTGCGCGATCATCCAGTCATCTGACACACCAAGGAACGTGCCTCTGTGCTCAGGTGCAACATGCGGGTTGATTGCTGTCAGTCCTTTGACGTGGCATTCGTAGATGATCATGATGGCGTCTCCGTTGTGTGCCTGTGTAAATGGTAGGCGTGAGAGATCGCAGTGTCAAACGTGGCTGTGTGACCCAGTTAACGGTTTGATGGTGCGATGAGATTTTATGTGGTTGCGGGCCGTGGTGGCCGGCCCGCTGAGGACTTATCGTGGTGTTTATGATGGGCGGCGTATGAATCGCCATTGGTTGTTCATGCACCAGCTTCCGAAGAACACATCATTTACGGTTTTTTCTTTATCATCAGCGCGGATGCTAACCGTTAGTTCGCGCCCTTTATGGCACTCCCATGAGTCGTTCGGGCTACCGATTATTTCAACGATGTCACCCTCTAGCAGATCGCGCCAATCGGTGATGTTAAGCGTCTCATGCTCAGGCTTAGGCTCATGGTCTTGCAATGCAGCCTCACCCGTCAACCATGTCAGCCCGATATCCTCCAAATCTTTGGTCAACTCCTGGCGAATCTCGGCGATTTGTTTCTCCATTGCGCGAAGTGCTGCAATTCTTTCTTCGATTTTCATGTTGCTGCTCCTTGTTTGATTGTCACTGGTGAAGATAGTAGCTGTAGCGGACGCAGTCAAGGAAAATCTTCTATCTCTTCATGGCGGCTTTTTCATGCCTGCGCTGTAAATGTTAAACTATTGACACAGCTATAGAGGGCTAACTAATGGCACGCAAATCAAGACAAGCACGCAGAGTGGCTGCAGTTAACAGCCAGGCTGCAGTTAACAGCCAAGGCAGGAGCATCAGCTTTCTGCCTGGATATGACCTGACAGGCCACTACAATCAGTCAAATCAAAGGATCGACACATGGTCTGTCGGTGGATACCCTGACACGGTGACGTTCGACCAGCACTGGAATATGTGGCGTCGTAACGGCATCGCAAAAGCCGTTATCGAGATGCCGGTTAACGCTTGCTGGCAGGAGCCGCCAGAGATTGAGGGTGGCGGGCAAGCGTTCATTGATGCCATTGCCATGCTGGACAAGAAGTATGCGCTGTGGGCTCGCCTGCGGGCATTGGACCTGCGTCAGAGGGTTGGGCGCTATGCCGGATTGTTGCTGATTGCAAAGGAGCCTGGTAATCCTTCTCCCGACATGCCACTGAATGCCGTGTCATCTGGCGCAATGGTAAAGATGATGCCAGTGTACGAAAGCCAGCTCGATGTTAACGAATGGGTTAGCGACTTCACATCAGTTGAGTACGGAAACCCGAAATCGTACGTCTATAAGTCGAACGTAGAAGGGAGCCGCAGCGAGGGTGACAATCAGTCATTTGTGCTGGACCCAAGCCGCGTGTTCGTGTTCGCTGAGGGCGCTGACGATGGCACCATCTACGGCATCCCGGCGCTTGAGGCATGCTTCAATGCGCTGCTGGACATGGAGAAAATCCGTGCCGGTGGTGGCGAGGGTTATCTGCGCAACGCCAAGCAGCGCTTCGTGCTTGAGGTAAACAACGACAGCACAGCCAAGGCTCTACAGACTCCAGCCACAAAGGAAAAGTTTGACGACAACGTTGATAACTTCCAAAAGGGCTTCGATAACAGCCTGATTGCCTACGGCATGAGCGCAAAAACGCTGTCATCCACTCTAGCTGACCCGATGAATCCGTGGACAATCGCTCTGAACGAGGTTGCGGCAGCAACTGGCATTCCGGCTACAATCCTGATTGGTCAGCAGACTGGCCGACTGGCTAGCGATGAAGATGGCAAGCAGATGGCTAAAGTGGTCATGGCGCGCCGCCAGAACGTGTTGAATCCTATGATTAAGTCGCTGATTGACAGGCTTGTTAAGGTGAAGCTGCTGCCGACCCCTGTTGGTGAGTACGAGATCGAGTGGGATAACATGCTGGAAGCCACGGACGCTGAGAAGGTTGACCTCAGCAAGAAGATGGCGGACACCAACGACGTTTCTGTGCGATCTGGCATTGGGGCAGTGTATAGCCTGGAGGAAATCCGCGCCGCTGGTGGGTATGATGAGCCAGCAGACATTGAGGTTGACGAGCCAGATGAGGGGATGGAAGAAGAATGAGCCGACAAAGGACGGTTGCCGTTGAGTTCACTGAAGAACAGAAAGCCGGAGCGTTTTACAAAATTGACGATAGCAGGCGAAGGCGCAGGAAGTTATCTCTCGAAGAAGCTGAGCTAAGCGCTGAGGCTATGTTTGATAGGATAAAAAATTACCTAGACAAGCGTTGCGGATAAGACTCCATGTGCATACAATGAGAAAACAAACAAAGGAGGCAACATGTTCGCTAAACTGTACGAAACGCAACTTGGACAGATTCTTGTTAAAATTGACGACTCGGATTCTGGTCCAGCGGTTAGGTTCTTTTTCGAGCCAGAAGGCCTTGGGGTTTGCTCTGTTGCTTTGCAATTCAGCGACAGTGATTGCAGATGGAGCGATGCAGAGTCCGCATTTGATCGCGTGACTGAAGAGCAGGCATTGCTTGTTGTGTCAGAGGTGATTGGAAAGCTAAGCTGCTGACAGAAATAAAACCGCATTGAAATCAATGGCTTGCACATGCAGGCCATTTTTTTGCGCAAAATGTATTGACGTGGCTTTTTGTTGAGTCTAGTGTTTGTGGTGTGGAATCAATTAGGAGCTAAATCATGAAGACCTACATGCAATACAAACTCCAACCCGCCTTCGAAGCCTGGTTCACCAACAAAGTAACTGGCGGTGAGTGCAACTGCTCACGACTGGAGAAGGACTATAACGGCGACTACAAAGACCTGAAGACGCACATCATGTTCATTGCGTTTGTTGCAGGAGCCGCGCACTATGAGTAACCATGTAGACCACAAACTCCGCGCCAACACATGGCGCATCATTCTGGTTGCGTACATTGCAGCCATATGGATAATCATTGAGGTTGTCTCAGCCAATGGAGCCGTCCAGGCTACACGCCAAAACCAGGGCGCGGAAAGGCATACACTCCAGAGGAAGACCAGTTCATTCGTGATAACTGCGGAGTGATGACAGCTAGCCAGATAGCCAAGGAACTTGGCCGTTGCTCAAGTGGCGTAGAGAAGCGCGCAGTTCGTCTGCGCGTCAAGTTCACATCTGGACGCAAGCGGTGGTCTGTAGCGGAGACTGATTTCCTGGTTAAGCACGGATCAACCATGACAGCGAAGCAGATAGCGGACGCTCTTGGGCGCACTGAGTATGCAGTAATGGAGCGGTCGCGGTATATCGGCGGAGTTATGCGCAAGTCAGGCAGGAATCACCACAACCACAAATACAGCGATTGGGATGTTGAAATGTGCCGCAAGCTTCATGAGGAAGGACTTGGCCCTAAAGAGATCTCCGAGAAGCTAGAGATGGGATACGACTCAGTTATTGACTTCATATGCTACCGGAGGCGCTAATGGAACGCGCATTTCAGTTCAAGGTGCGCAGCTCGCAGAAAAAGATTGAAGGCATGGCTGCGCTTGCTGCTGGTGAGTCAATCAAGGATGTGGCGGTCAAGTATGGCGTAAAGTATCGCACTGCCTGGGAGTGGTTTAACGATGCAGGCTTGCGAAAGCCGGAGGTGTGGACCAAGGAGGTGGATGCCAAAATCATAGAGTTGACGTCATAAGGTAAGTCTCCGGCTGCTGTCGCAAAGATCCTTGGCCATAGCGCAAGCGCAGTCTATGGCAGATGCCGCAAACTAGGAATCAAGGTTGGCATAGAGTACGGCCGCTGGTCAAAGCGCTGGACTCCTGAGATGGATGCAGTTGTGCGCAAGATGTACGCAGAGAACACATACAGCCAGATTGCTGAGGCACTTGGTGGCGGTGTAACCTACGGCATGGTGAAGCTGCGCACTGAGCGGCTGTGCCTAGATGGTACAATTGACGACAGGCCGCTAAGGACGCGAAAGAATGGTTACACAAACGATGATATTCGGCTTATGGTTGAGCTGCGCAATGGCGGCATTGGCATAGCTGAGCTGTGCAGGAAGTTTGAGCTGCCAAGGAATAGTGTAAGGTGGATTGTTAAGCGTTACAGCCAGGAGTGACAGTGAAGATCGAGCGCATACTACCAAAAAACCCTGAATACCCAACCGGCCAGCAAGTTCGCGTGGCTGCGATACAGCGAGAGATGCGCAAGCGTATTCGGTCAATCAACAGAGAGGTGCGGGCATGGATTGAGCGCCAGCCTGTGCAGGTTGCGACCAATGCTACATCGTACCAGTACCAGCTTGACCCGCTACGCATAAGCGCGATGAAGGACTGGCTGCGTCAGGTAATCAACCGAGATCTGTTCGGTAATCTCGAAGGCGTCTGGTCGCCAGGCTGGTGGCTAAATGCGCACATGTCAGGCGCTGTTCAGCAAGGCACTCAGGCCGCACTGACCAATGCACAACTGATTACCACTGCCGAAGCTGGCGATGTGTCACAAGTCATCAAGGCGATTACCATAGAGCAAGTGCTATCCGAGCCGGGATATCAGCGCAGACTACAAGGCACATTCGGTCGCGCGTTTGAGTCCATGACCGGACTTGCGGATTGGATGAAGAATGACCTTGCTGGATCGCTTACTCGCGGCATAGCTGCAGGAATCAACGCCAGAGCCATCGCAAAGTCAATCGCCAAGCGGATACCTGTCAGCGACTCACGGGCGCTTAGAATCGCACGCACAGAGACCAACACGGCATACACTAAGGCGCACACGGCTGAGACTGACGAGCTAAACTAATGCACATGTCTGCGCTTGCACCTAACACAAGGCTTGACCATGGCCGCAGGCACGG